GTGAACTCAGTATCAATCTCAGTTCCCTTGACAACCTTGCTTGCATTCCCTGGCGACAAAGCATCTTTAGCCGCAAAGTTGGTGGTTTTGGTGTAATTTGCCATGTTTCTTCCTTAAACCAGTTTGCCATTCTTGGCTTGTATCTCAATCTTTTGAATGCTCACAGGATACCCATTGATCTGCACTTCATAACCTGTCTGCACAGTCTTGCCAGAACCTGATGTTTGACCAACCAAAGTCTGCAAAGAAATACCATCTGAGTAGTAGGCAACAGGAGAGCCATTTGCTCCATATTCAGCAGTTCCATACTCAGACACAGTTGACTGAGGGATTTGCAATGTGGTTGAGTAATACTGACCAGAGAAGTCATATCCCCACTTGATGATGAAGCCTTGGTTTGAGCCACCAATAACCACCACAGAAATACGCTTCAGAATAGATGTGACATTGGGCTGTCCCAGGTCAGCATAAGTCGTGAAATACTGCAATCGGTATGTGCTTGCATGGTCAAGGTAAGTGCCATACTTGCCCACATAACCATTCTTGCCAATCAACAAGTCTCCATTGCGTTTAGCAAGGAAAGCCGTTGGAGTGATGGAATCCCACACAGTTACCCGTGAAGAACCATCTTGCAAAGCCGCCTTGGTGTCAAAGCAGTAGGTCTGAGTAGCAGTTGGGAAGTTAATCAGGTAGAAAGCATTTGACTCTGAATAGACTGCCTTGATATTTGCCAATGTCTCAGCATTCACAATCGTCATCAAGTCATTGCGAACATTCTTAGACAAGTCACGCAAAGGCGCAGACTTCTCTTGAATGGTTCTCAGGAATGAGCGAATGCCACTGTTTGACAGGAAAATCACATCACTGCCTGTATTGGCAATGGAGTCTCTAGCAATGCAACCGATGTTGCTCACAGCATCACTCAATGTAATGCTTGATGGCGTAGTTGCACCAGCATAAATCAAGATTTGACGCTTGCCAAAGATCAACAAGAACCCATTGTGAGCCGCCAATCCAGTGATTTCATCTGAGCCATTAGGCCAAACTCTGGAAACATCCAAAGTACCAGATGTTCCTGTTGACCAGACATGACCAGCTAACAGGTCAGAGAAGTAGACAGTTACATTGTCAGCAGTGGTGTTAGCCACCCACAAGCGACCATAAGCAGAGATAGCAATATTGGCTTGTGGAACAGTCGCCACATAACCAGTTTTCTCGCTTACACGCTTGAATGTGGTGGTGCTAACAGCAGGATCATAAACAAGTGCATCATGACCTGTTTGGAAGAAATATGTGATTCCATTCAAAGAGGCACATTGCCAATTACTTGCGGTAATTGTTGGTGCAGTACCCCCACCCCCATAGGTCAACTCAACAACACTTGAGCCACTGAGTTTAAATAGCTTGTTGTTTCCAGCAAACAGAACAGTCAAAGTGCCATCAGTCTGCACCAACTCATGGATAACACCAACATTGTTGGCTCCCAAGTTGCCAGAGGATGTGTTAACCCTTGAAAAGCCTTTACGAGAGCCAATGCGCCCGTATTGGTCAATCACGCAGTTTGTTGCAATCGCAGCGTATCCAGCCGCTAAATCAAGCGGAGAGTCTTGTGTATTGAGTCCAAAGAAGCCTGGAGCCGATACAGAAAAGGTCTGGATTTGCTGGCTCATGTTGATACAAATTGCTGATTTTCTGGATACCGATTTGCCTCTAAAGCAATGTAGTCAGAGAGCATGGATCGAAATAGTGTGTATGCCTCTGATGAAGACAGTCCACCATCTTCACCACGCTCAACCAATGCCCTGGCATACGCACCTTGAGCAACAACCACATCAGGAACAAGAATGACAGTTCCATCTGCCGCCAATGGAGCCTGTGGAATTGTTAGAGCAAACATGATGCTATACACACCATCTGGCCTTGGATACAGCGTTACTTTGGTGTTGTAGCTTGTGTCTACACCATCAAAGACATATTCACTTGGGATGCCCGTCATAATCACAGAGAAGTTCTGCTTACGATTCATATCCACAAAAGTGGTGTTTTTCAGGCTAATATTGCTCGTTGCATTGATGGCATCCATCACTTGGAACTTCTGTCCAGCACCAGTTAAGCCATACTGATAAGTGCCAGCAACAGTACTAATAGTGACTGTTTGACCAAGTGCATTCCAGCTAAAAGCATCTTCAACCTGACGCTTTGTGTCATTGACAAACTTGGCAATCAGAGTGGAATATGAGGTTTCGTTGTAAGTGGTTACAACAGGCTCACGCAAACGAATCAATACATCGTTGACAAGTTCAAGTAATGTCATTGGGCTGCCTCATTTCGCTTTTGCCTTGTTCCTTGCGGATATAGCTTTAGCTTTTGCCTTTGCGTCAGCCTTGGAATTTGCACCCCATGCCTTTAGCGAAAGAAGCAGTCTCGTTGGTTCACCATTCTTGAACTCAGGGCCATCCATGTTGCCCATTCGAGCCAAGAAACTTGCTCTACGGGGATTATCCCCTGATTTGACAGGAGGCTTTAAGTCCCCGCCAGTTGCCGCATTATAAGATGATCTGCCCTTGGCATTCAAGCCGCCTTTTGGATTTTGACCAGCTTTTGTTTGCCAAACAGGAGATTTCATCTACTTCACCTTTTTAACCTTCTTTGCAGTCTTTGCAGCTTGTTTAAAGTCGGCGGCAGTAGGCGCACCCTTGGCCCCTACCTTCCGCATCTTCTCACCAGAACCTTCAGCTATACGCTTACGCTTTGCTGCGATGTTGGAATAAAGTCCAGGTTTCATTTCTTGGCCTTCTTCTTAGGTTTTGCCATGCCAGCTTCAGACAATGCAATGGCAATGGCTTGCTTACGGGAAGTCACTTCTGGCCCTTTTTTAGACCCAGAATGCAGAGTTCCCTCTTTGTACTCACGCATGACTTTCCCAACCTTTTTAGCCGCTTTGGTCATTTTCATGGCGTTTCCTTAGTACAGAATCTTAGCTGTGATGGTTCCAGTGACATAAACAGTGCAGTTAGCCCGTAGATATGTCGGTGCATTTGCAATGGTTATGATGCCATTGGCAGTCAATGCAGTGCCAATAGTTGACCAGTTTGTGCCATCCAAGCTACCTTGCAGGGCTACAGTTGCACTGGTGATACCAGAAACTTGCAGGAATGCAGGTTGACCAGCATCTGCTTGAACTGCTGTAGATGCACCAGTTGCAACAACTGCGTTTAATAGAGTAATAGGGGCTGTTAAGGATGACATTATTTTGCCTTTTTAGCTTTGTTCATCATGTTGGTTGCAGTGCGTTGACCCTTTTTAGGGAGCATCTTTGGTTTCCCAATTGCTACCATGACAGTGACAGGAACACTTTTCTTCTTTGAAGAAGACTTTGACTCTTTCATTGGCTTACCATACATCATGATTTTTCCTTGGTTATTGGCCCACCAGACTTCCAGGCATCACAGGTGCGGGCCGCTGCACAGGTGAATTGAAACAGATCACAGTATCCCAGGTTAGCCGCCTTGACAAAGTTTTCGTCATAGGACAACTCACCCTCGTTTTCATCCTTTTCCAGACCAGATTTGATGCACTCCATCATTTTGGGAGTCTGAATGAAAGCGGCACAGTTCCCACATACCATGCCTTTGATGGTAGATGTGGGAGAGTTATACATCTTGGCCTTTTTCAACCAGAAAGCATCATTTGCTTCATCAGGGTTGGGTGGGCCATAACCAAACTCTTTGAATGCGTTATTCCTGTTTTTCAGGTTAACAGTTATATCCTGAGTGGCAATAGGGCAAGACTTGCCTGAGAGCAAGCCTTTCATTTGAACAGCCTCTCACCAACATAGGTAAGTATGCCGCCAACAGTGGATGCAATGGTCATCCCCATCCAGAATCCACCTTTACTCTTATTCGCCAACTCAAGCAATGATTTCACATCTTTGCTCAAAGAGTGAACTTCTGTCTGGAGAGCCTCAACTTGAGCCTCCAGCCTTCCAAAATCTCTAGCGTCTATATCAGACATTTGCAACTTTCCTTGGGCGACCCATGCGCCGTACAACTGGCGGCATGAAGGGAGTATCTGTCCTCACTTCATCAGGAATGTCAGACACTTCTTGTTCATCAATACGAACATAACCCTGATGACCCTTCATTGAGTCAATGTCATGTTGCAAGGTAAAACTCACTGTGTTACCAGACTGAAGACAACGAAAAGTAGCCATTGAAACCCTTAAATAAGAAAGGGGGGACTAGCCCCCCAATCCTCACACCAGACGAGCAGCTACAAGACGAATCTTGCAAGATGCCAAGTCTACAGTGCTACCAGATTCGTTTTGAACACGAATACTAATAACATTTGCAGCAGAGACATAAGCAGTGACGCTCATGCCAACTTCATCCACGGCAAAAGAGCAACCCAAGACCATATCGCCCAACGCCACGCCAGGAACGGCAACAGTTTCGGTTTCACCCGCACCATCAGCCAAAGAACCAGCATCAAGCGTTGCAACAACAGACCAAGTGTCGCTAAAAAGCCCACGGAAAGACTCATTGTCCCTTGAGGAAACAACAGCGGTAGCAGCAGCCATTTTGATTTCTCCTAATTAGGTTAAAAAAGTCCCCCCACCACTAGGGCAGGGGGCGCAACTGCAATTAGGCGGGAACCAAAAGTGCAAACATAGATGCAGATTTGGCTGCACTTACGCTTGCGGCTGAACGCAGAATCTGAACGCCATACAAGGTATCAGAGGTAAACAGAGTAGCCAAATACTCTTGTTTGTACTGAACTTGTGAGCGAACAGCAATTTGCTCAACCAAAACTACTGCATCACGATGACCCATGATACAAACCCGTGCAGCACCAGTACCTGATGCAGTGTCGCAATTGCTTGAGACAAACACAGGGATGCCATACAGGTTACCGATCTCACCAGTGCGAATGGTACTGTTAGTACCGCCCACAAAGGCTTGCTCAGTATAACGAGCCAGACCCATCAGGGTGTTGCGACTTGATGGAGGAATCAAGAAGAAACGCTGATCCATAGGGGTATCGGTGTCATCCAAACGCTGAATAGTGCGGCGAATGGCGGCATCGGTCAGTGCTGACTCATT